AGATAGAAGTATTCTTACAGGAAAGGTAAGTGTTATGCCACCTCAACACATAAGCAGTACCAAGAAAACCGAGAACTGGGGTAAGAAATGTGTACTTGCTATTAAGGCCATGTCTAATGTTGAGGATGAAATGGGAAGGTCCACAAATGAAAGTAAACAAGCTAACTATGATTTAGTTAATTCTATTTTCAAAGAAGAGGACTTCGATCATATTGTAAATCCTTATGGATTAGACTTTGCCAAATTAGGAGGTACTGCAACTCAAATGCAGAATTATAACATCATACGTTCTAGACTGGAAACTCTAAAAGGTGAGGAAATGAACACTCCTCTTAACTTCTTTGTTTATGCTATTTCTGGTGAAGCAGTTTCTGCCAAAAAGCAAATAAGAAAAGACAAGTTAAAAGAATTAATGAAGGCTCATATAAGAGAGGAACTCAACCTCGATGAGCAAATAATGCAACTTGAAGGTCAAATGGAACAGTTACAACAAGCTGTCCAAACCGCACAAGACCAAGAACAAGCTCAACAAATGCAACAACAACTACAACAGTTGCAACAACAAAGACAAAATATGCCAGATATTCAAGCAGAGATGAAAAAATTTGCTTCTGAATATACGGATCCTACAGAACAAACAAATAATAAAATACTCACTTATTTAAAGCGTCAAGACAAATTAGGGTTGAAATTCAACTTAGGTTGGTTTCACGCTTTGGTAGCTTCCGAAGAAGTTTATTATACAGGTATTAGAAAGGGACACCCATCGGCCAGAGCCGTGAACCCTCTTCAATTCGCTTATGATAAAGGTGCTAATACTACTTTTATTCACCAAGGGAACTGGGCCAGGGAAGAGTATTGGTTGCCTGCTTCGGAAGTGATTGACGAATTTGGTGATTCCTTGACGGATGCTCAAGTAAGAAAAATATCAAATGGTGAAGCAAATCACGCTTTTATTCAAGGAGGTATGCAACAAAGTTTTGCTTATTCTTTTGATGGAGGACAAAAAAGAAATTTCAACATAGCTACAGAGGGAGCTAGTTCTCACGTATATGTAATGCGTGCATCGTGGCGTTCCTTTATGAAAGTAGGTATGCTTAAATACAAGGACCCGAGAACAGGTAAATTTGAGGAGGTTGAGGTTGATGATACTTTCAAAATGCCTGAAGAACTTAAACAGTTGGGTGCTGTTATTGAGTGGACTTGGGACACAGAAATATGGGAAGGTACTGTAATCGGTACTGATATTTTCGTAGATGTAAGACCAAGGTCTAATCAAACTAAAAACTTACCTTACATTGGTTATGTTTATAACAATGTAAACTCAGTTGCTACATCTATGGTTGACCTTGTTAAGTCACACCAATATACATACATTATTGTTTGGTGGAGACTGGAACAAGAACTTGCTAAAGCTAAAGGTAGAAAGTTTATTATGGACATGGCTCAACTTCCTAAGTCAATGGGTTGGGATGTTGATAAATGGATGTACTATTTTGAAAATATGGGTGTTGTTTGGATCAACTCGAAAGAGGAAGGTAGAAAAGGAGACCCTAATTCAATAGCAACTTTCAACCAGTTCAACGCCATAGATATGACACTATCTCAAGTGGTAGGTCAATATATGGAAGTTATGAATAAACTTGAAGCTCTTGTTGAAGATATAATGGGAGTTTCACCTCAACGTATGGGTGATGTAGGAAAATCAGAAACTGCTACTGGTGCTCAAACATCTATTGCTCGTTCTACGAATGTAACTAGACCTTGGTTCTATTTCCATGATTTAGTTAAAGAAGAGGTTCTTACTGAACTACTTGAGCTTGCCAAAATTGCATACATTGATGGCGGAGAACTAGAATATATTACAGACGAATTTGAAGTAGCCACTTTACAGATAGATGGTGACAAGCTTAATGCTTCTGACATGGGAGTATTTGTTACCAATTCATACGAGGATAGAGCCAAGAAAGAACAGATGGAAGCCTTACTTTCTAGTGCTGTTCAGCAAGGAAAAGCTAGTTTGCTTGATGTTGCAAATGTTCTTGACTCTGATTCTATGAGTTATATTAAATCTACTCTTGCTAAAGGTGAACAAAAAGCTGAAGAGGCTGCAAATGCTCAAAACGAAACTAACCAGAAAATTGCTTCAGAGCAGTTGGCTAAGGATAAAGAGAAAGAGCAAATTGATAGAGTTCATGAAAAAGATTTGGCACAAATGGAAATCGACAAAGATATTGCCATCGCCAAAATGGAGTTTGTTACCAATAATACAGAGTCTAGCGATCCTGCTTCTGGTGATGGACTTCTTGTAGAAGCTGGAAAACAATCTATTGAAATGGAGAAACTTGATTTCGAAAGAGAAAAAGAGGAAAATCGTAAAATAGAAAAGCAAAAAGAATTAGCTTTAAAAGAAAAGGAAATTAATATTAAAAAGAAACAGGATGCAACTAAAGGCAAAAGTAACGGCAGTAAAGCCTAAGAAACTTGCAGGGCACATTAATGTAAACCCTGGAATGCTTGACACTAGCGAGTATAAGTTAGGTGACAAGGTAACTCTAGAAGTAACAGTTGAAGTAACAAGTTTACGTAAACCTGATATGTGGGAGTTGAAAGAAGAAGGTGCTAAACCTAATGATGTCAGGGTTGGTTTCGACATGATTAGTGTTAAGGAAAAAGGCAAAAAATAGACAAAGACATAACAAAATTTGTTATGATACATAATTTTGTAGTATCTTTGAAATAACAACAAAAGTTTATAGGTATGAGTTTTAAAAGTTTTTGGGGAGAACTTGATGTTCCTGACGACAAAATTATCGACAAAGAAGATGGTAAAAAATCTGGAGGCGAAGGTAATGGAGAAGGAGGAGATGCAGGAGGAGAAGGTTCTGAAGAGCAAGACCCGCATGGTAAGACTGTCAATGGAGATATTAAAATCCAGACAGGCAACTTTAAGTTGAACAGTAAAGAAGACGAAGAAGATGGCAACAAGAAAAAGCAGACCAGCGAGACCAGCGAAGTGTCCGAGAACGGGCAAGAAGCCGGTGGGTCCTCGCCAGGGGAGGAATCAGAAAGCAAGACCAAGACCAAAAAAGTAGGTGAGAATGGAGAAGAAGAGGAAGAGTACGAGTTCTCGGAAGACGATGTAAGTAAAGCTTACACCATGCTTGAAGAAGAAGGAATACTTGAAATCGGAGAGGACGATGAGTTCGAATCTTCACCAAAAGGTTTAGGCGATGCTGTTGCTGTTACCATTAAAAAGAAAGTTGATAAAATTATCAATAGTTTACCTCCAGAGGTACACGAATTATATCAACATTTGAGAATGGGTAAACCAGCTTCTGAGTTCACGGCTAGTACTGCTCAAGCATCTTGGGAAGACTTGGACATTACTGACGAAGACAACCAAAGGAAAGCAATGTTGCAGTTCCTAATTAACAATGGTTCTACGCCTGAAGAGGCTAAAGAGGAAATTGAAGATTTAGAGGTTGCTGGAAAACTTGAAGACAAAGCTGACAGAGCACACAAAGCTTTAGTAAGAAAAGAAACTAAAGACAAAGAAGCTCAAGATAAAGCAAAGGCTGCTAAAGAAGCTGCTAATATTAAAGCTAGACAAGAAGAAATTGACGGTATCAAACAGGAAATTGATTCACTAGATGAAATAGCAGGTTTTAAGTTAGACGATGAAAGAAAGCAAGAGTTTAAAGATTACTTGTTTAAAGTAAATCCGAGAACCAATAAGACTCAAATGCAAGAGAATATGGGTAACGAAGATAGACGTATGACTCTAGCATTTTTGGATTATGTAAATTATAACAGGTTAGATATGGAAAAAGCAGTTGCTACCGATTTAACCAAGAAAAGAAAAAAGAAATTGTCTAAGTATTCTGATAAGAATTTGAAGACAAGTAGTGGAACAAAAACTGTGAAAGCACCTGAGAAAAACAGAAACAAACAAATTAAGTTTCCAAGTATTTTCTCGTCTGGAGCAGAGGATTAATAATTAATAAATATATATATTATGTATCAAGCAGATGTATCTCCCTTACAACTACACAAATTACGTGTGCTTCCTGCTGGTATGACAGAATCGGATCACCTTTCTGCGGCTTACTTGACTGAGCCAGAAAAAATGGATTCAGTTCTTGCTTATGCCTTTGGAACGCAAAACGAAACTGTGTTGTCTATGTTGACTGGTGGAATAGGGAACACCAGATTTGTACAAAATCGTGAGTACACGTGGGACCTTCATGGACAAACTGAAAGAGCTATTGTTATCACAGGCCAAGTTGGT